CCGCCTGCGGGCTCTTGCTTTTCATGTATTCCATGACAAGCCGCATGGTCCCCTCGAAGGGGCCGATGCCGTCTTTGGCCAGCTGCTTCAGCGAGCCTTGCAGATCGATGCCCGCGTCGGCGAAGTTCTTCACCGTGTCCGGAGCGAAGATCTTTTGCAGATAGTTGCGCATATTGTTCGCGGCTTCATCATTGGTACCCGCGCCACGCCGGGCAATCTGCAATCCCGCCGTCATTTCCGCCACGGCCTGCTGTCCCGTGACGCCCATGCCGGCAAACATCGGTGCCAGCTGGGGGAGGAACTTCGCCATGTCCTTCATTTCCACAAGACCGGCCTTGCCGCCCGCAGCCAGAATATTGAAGGATTCGTTCAGCCGTTCGGCCGTAATGCCCAGGTTGTCACGCAGGGCCAGCGTGGTCGCGCCAAGGTCGTCCATACTTGCCCGGGTCGACGTGGCCGTCCGGGCAAGCACCGCCCCGTAACCTTCCAGCTCTTCCCGGCTCTGAACGCCGCCCGCCACCAGGACCTGCATCCCCTGCAGGACGTCCGTCTGGTACTGGTTGGATTCCCGCGAGATGTTCCGTACGGATTCGGACAGCCTGGCTTCATCCTCAGCACTCATGCCGCCGGTTATGGCCATGTCGCGGATGGTGTCCTGCTTTTGCGCCGCTGTCTTGACGGCCATTGCCGCCGGCGCGGCA